CATCAGATATATCAAGTCCAGTCTGTCCACCAATTTGAATATTTAAATCAGGAAATTCACGTTTAATTCTTTTTGATATTTCCACCCTTTCATTAGTGTTAATATCCCACTTAACATAATTTTCTCTACATTTAAAACAAGTTTTATTATGTTTCCCTCTACCTAAAATGCTGAAATTAATTCCACCTGGTCTATATTCAATATGATTACCTGTTCTTGTAGGGAAATCACTTCGATCTAATTCACGATTTAAGAAAGTTATTAATTCATCAGATGGTTTCCAGTCTGATCTATAGACACTATTGTTTCCATCGTAAATATCTGCTCCAGAACAATTAAATACTCTTTTACATCTATTGTAAATATCCAATCCAACTTGTTCAATAGTTTTATCTCTATCACTTCCAGTAACAAGATAAGTATCAAATTTACAGCAAAATATAAGAAACTCTGCAAAAAATCCAGTATCAATTTGTTTACGACTGGGTGTTAGAGTTCCGTCTACATCAAAAATAAATTTTTTCATTCCCAATATTCATCTAATATATCTAAAGAACGATTAAGATACTTGTTAGCACCTACACATTCCCATTCACCTAATTCTCCTATCCTACATTTATATTCCAATTCGTTCTTAAGTTGCATGAGTTTAGCAGTCATAGCAACTTTATTAAGTCTACCATTCATGTTGACCTCTTATGATTTGTCTGTAAGATATAAAAAGTAAGTTATTCCTCCTCAACTTTTTTCTTCTTACTACCTATATTATACTTTGTTTCTAGTATCCAGTCACCTTTGTCTTTATATGCTAATACTTTAATTTGATTTAAAGGAGCAATATCCTTTATATTTTCTACATTTACAATGCTTATGAGACCCCAATCAGCAAGAAGTTGAGCAATACGATTTCGACGTTGAACATCATTAATAGTAAGATTAGCATGTTTGCCATCAAGGGCAAATAATTCCTTGAAATGGACAAGATAGTATCTCCCTTGCTTATGAAGTATGTGACATGATTGATATATCTTCTTCTCTTTTCGGGATGCCACCCCAATTCTTGTGAGAGTCTCTCTAACTTTTAGAAAATCATCGGGTTCACCAAGAACCACTTCGACCATTTTATCAGGCGCCCATTTTATCTCTGGGACTTGCACCACACTCATTTTGTTCCTCCAGTTTCAAACTTCGATTTAATAAAAGCAAGTTGTTCTTTAGTTAAAATAGTCAATGCTTGCTTTGCTTTTTCATTACTATAACCATAGTAACGTTTTACATAATCAATATCTTTAATTATATCTATAAGGAGGATACTCCTTTTCAATACTAGGATCTTCATCAATTAAATTCTTTTTAGTTTGGTTTATAGAGTTCAACCAATCTTTAAGTTCAGTCATTATTAATAGTATAAGAGGGTGGTATGTGATGATCATTCCAGTGTCTTATGTTACCACCAACAATAAAACAATTTGTAATTATAAGTTGAAGGAAAATAAAAGTTCTGATCAGAGCAACAAAATCTGCTTCTCTGTCATTTTTACCAGACTTGTCTCCAAGTGCTTTTGCCCATATTCTCCAAACTTTCTTCATGTCAGTAATTTTTCTATGGGTGTTACTGGATGTATATTATAGTTAGTAACTAATAATTCTTGTTTAACATTATCCTCTGTGCCTTTATCTCCACGATGCACCATTGAATATCTAAGGTTCCAAAAATTTAATTCATATTGTGCATATAGTTCTAATAAACGATGATTAACATTATAAGTAATCATGAAGTTATGTTTGCATTTATAAACTTCATATGCGAAATAATTATGATCAAATGATTTATGCATTTCACGATTCTTACCATATAAAAAATCTTCGATATCGTATGGAGGATCCAAGAATACAAATGTATTATCAGAACCTTCTTCATTCATAACCTTTGAGTAATCAAGATTAGTAATCTTCCAATGTTGAATTAACTTTGAAAACTCTTTCAATTTATTAGCACCAACTAGTGAGAAGTTAGAGTTAGATGCTGTTTGTGAAAATGTGCTATTCTCTGTCAATCCAGAGTAACTACATTTATTCATAACAAAAAATGCAACTGCTTTTTCAAAGTCATCATAAGTATCAATTTCTTCTTTGTACTTATTAAATAAATCTTTTGCTTTTGCAGTTACTTTATCTTTATCTCCTTCATCAAGAGTATTCTGTTTTTCTTCACGAACTCTCTCAGATAATTCTTCACCACGATCTCTTAATTGTACCCAAAAATTATATAATGGAACATAAAGATCATTAATCCAAATTGGTATATCTGGATTTGCCTTTGTAATATCAATCGCAATTGATCCACCACCAATAAATGGTTCACGATATTCTGAGATAACTTTAGGATACCATTGTGATAATGTCTTTACTGCTTTTGATTTACCGCCAGGATATCTTAATGGAGTTTTAAGAGATTTAATTGACATCAGATAATGGCATAATTCCATATGGGTTATTTTGTTCTTCTAACAACTCCCATTCCATTTTAATTGTAATTACTTCTGTGAGATCTTTTATGGATTGTGACATGGTGCGATATCCATTACCAACATAGATTTGACCTGCCATCACAGCAATAGTTGCTGCACCCCAAAAGATGTAATATCTGCTTGATTTCACTTGATGTTTTAGTTTTGTGTAAGATTTAGTCATTGTTTTATGTAAAGTTTATTTTTTGTTATGATTTCAAAATTTAAACTTATTCTCCATTCTTCGGTATCATGAAATGTTGTATCATGAACTAGATCATTTGGAATAATAATAAGTTCATTAGGTTGTGGTTGATAATCATTCCATTTACCATCTATTAAGAATCTTATCATACCACAATATTGATTGTCAATTTTAGGTACTTGAAGATAATAAACTGTGTTTATTGTAGAAGTTTTAATGTGATCGTGTGGAACTGATTCCCAATAATCTTTATTAGTACATAAAGACCAACACTTATCACTATTGTTATCTGATAGATCTATCTTTTCAAATAAACTTTCGCAAGTATTCAGTATTTTATGATAGATCTTTTTTAAAATTTTTGCCCTATCTCTAACTACTAAAAAATTTTCATTGACTCCTACAGAATTTTTTTTATTATCATGTAGATCTTTACTATAAAAAATATCTTCTATTAAAATATTTTTATCAGAGTCTGATATATTATAAAAATTTGGTATTGATATAATACTCATTACATAATTAGTTTTTTTGTAGGAGTCGATATCTTACCGAACATTGTATTATATTCCTCAATAATTTCTGGTTGAGGTTCTCCAATATAAACAACATACTTTTCAGTAATTGATATTTTTTCTTTAGCATGTAAAGGAGACCAAGGAGCAAAAGCAATTTGTCCTTGTTGATTTGAAGGTACAGCAACAATTGGATTCTCCATTGTAATTGTATACTCATTTTCTTCAATAACGTCGGCGATTACATCTTCACCAGACCACATACGAATTAATTTAACAGTCATTTTAAAATACCTACCATGTTATAGTATAACACAAAACCTGACAAAACACCACCCATTAATAAAATTATTCCAAGAACTCCGAAACAATTTAATTTAAATGGTGCTTTCTTTCTCACTTGAATTCATGTTCAATTTTCAACTTTAAATTTCCAAATCATACCATTTTTTTGTCTAGCATTGGTTAAATGTTTAGCAATATCCGCAAGTCTATGATTTGAAGATTTCATACGAGGGATAACAAGATCATAATTTTGTCTTACCCACTCTGCTACGTTAGTACCGATCCAAATTTTTCCTGTCGTTGTATCAGTAATTTTATATGTTTTGGGAGAAGTGCATGGTGAAATCACACCATCCATATTTTCTAAATGAGTTCCCCACTTTAGATTAGTGTAGTGATTATTTCTATTATTTTCGTCAATATGCATTACCTCTGTGTATCCATGTGGATTAGGAACAAAAGTTTCTGCAACTAATTGATGATTTGATTTTTTAATTTGTTTTACAAATTTACCATTATTATCTCTAATAGTTATATTAACACAATCATATTGTTTTTCTGGATACTTTGGATGTCCTCTTTTAGAAGGTTTCAAATAAACTAATCCATTCTCATTAATCGGCATTCTTTCACCTTTTACTGGTTTACGATATACATCACCTTCTTCTGTGATATAATATCTTGGATATTTTATAAGTTCTTTCATTTGAATTCACACTCAACCATAATTTCAGTTAACGCCGCCAGAAGATTAATCTCTTGATCTGCGACGAACGCAATCTGAAACTGATATTTTGCAATAATAAGGACAGCAGCAGGTATGCTGCTATTGACCAAGGAATCATATAAGCTATCGTAAATACGACGCAGTAACACAGAAGTTTCGTTGTCCATGTTGGAAACAACCCACTTACGAACTTCGGGAAAGTTTTTCGTTTTGAGATTTTTAATGAGATCATTTACAGCAACATCAGAAAAGGCAGCAAG